TTTACCCTCACACAACGCACTTCTAACTCAGCGCCCAAAGTCATTTTTACTAAAAGGTTCACTAAATCGTCCTTGCCGTACAAGATTCTTTGGACTCCTCGGCTCTGAACGACACCGGTGCTGTCCGGTACAATAAGACAGTGGAAAAGAAATTGTTGCCTAAAGATGAAGTAGTGTTCATCAAGTCCCTTTCGCGCCCTGACTCTGAGGCTCGCCTTCGTGCCCTCTGGGAGTCTGGGTGGTCCCTCTCCATCCTTGGGGACAGTCTCGACCCAAAGCGTCCGAAGACAACCGTCCACTTCTGGGTGAAGCGTGCTCCCTCCACTATCCAGCACCGCTCTATCCCCGCGCCTCCTCCCCGCAGTCTGACAACCTCCGTCCCCACTAAGAGTGCCCCCCGTGTTCGTTCCGTGTCCCCGGGAGTTCCCCCGGCTATGAAAGACACCCTAAAGAACCTCGCCACGCTAGCCAATCGTTACCGAGCCCGCACTCTCGCCAACTCCCCTATGGCCCAGGCAAACCGTGACCTCACAGCCATGGCAACTGCACTCCGTGCCATGGGGGTTCCGACGGCTGCGATTGCTGAAGCAGCCGGGGTTTCCTACAGGGCTATGGCAAGGCGGTTGAGTAAATGAAAACCTATAAGACAGCGTCCGGTTCCTACAACGAAGACGAGTTGGCTATCGTCGTGTGGCGCAACCCCGACAGCCGGAAGTCTAGCCAGGCACGCTTCCTGGAAACAATGACCTCCGAGGACTCCGAGTTCCCCATGGCGTTTCCCATAAAGTCTTTGACGTCCAAAAAGGAGTGGGCGCTTGCAGCCCGTGCATCTTCTATGCAGTCGGTTGTCGACTACATTCCCACCTCTACTCGAACGGAGCCCATGATTATTCCCCTCCCCATCGCCCGCGAGACTTTTGGTTGGGACACTTTCTACGTCCCCTCGGAGTTCACCACGTGAAGCGCGTAGACGTGTTCCCTGCAATTATCCGCCTAGCACCCCCGCAATCTCTGGCGGACTTCACCTCGCTCACCATGCACGGCGACGCCCCCCAGGGCACAAGGTTTCTTGACCGCTGTCGGATTGTGATTCTCAACGACACAATTATGATTGCCAACGACTCTCCTACTGGGCCCAATCTTGTTTTCCGCGAGAGGATTATTCAGGAATCCCACGAGGGCAAGATGTCTCACGCAGTGACTGAGTCCGGGAAAATCTTAGCCTTTACCAAGGATGAGAACTGTGGCTGTGGCTCTCGCTTGAGGACATGGAATCCCTACGGAAATATTGTGATGTCAAGTAAGGACCCCACCGAGTGATGGACGCCCTGAGCCTCATAATCCTTGCGTTGGCGACATTCAGAGTCACACGTCTGATGACAACTGACATCATCTTTGAGACCCCACGAAACCTGTTCTGGCGCCGGTTCCCACCCGAGACCAGCAAGCTTGGCTACTTATTGACGTGCGAATGGTGTTTGTCAATATGGGTGGCATCATTGTTATTTATATCAGCTATGATTAGTACAGTAGTTGTTATAGTCGCAGTGCCTTTCGCGCTGTCGGCAATTGCAGGACTGTTGACCGCATACGAGCATAAATAACTTGTATTCCGCAACACTGACGAGGAGCACCCCTAATGGGAATATTCAATAAAGAAGAGCCCCCAGCACCACAGCCGAAAGCAAAAGCCGTTCGCACGAGGCCCGCGAAAGCAAAGTCCTCGATGACGACCTCTGGGCAAGCCATTCGACTCCCGCGCAAACCTGCCGCGTCCGCTGGAATCTTCTTCAACTCCCCTACTGTTGTTCCCTACAACTCTCCCCGCTCTTTGACCGCTGCCGCTTCTTTGGTAAGCGCGACCGACAAAAACGAGTTTGAGCAATTCAAGTTGCGTCGCTCCGCTTCGTCCTCCGCTTGGCAAGGCGAAGCTTGGGAATACTACGACGCTATCGGGGAAATCAAATACGCTTTCAACCTGGTTGCCTCCGTTGTCTCCCGTATCCGTATCTTTGCGGGCGCGATTGACGACCCCGCACAAGCTCCTATCCCCGTAAAAGACTCCACCACCGTTGACCAGAACCTATCCTCCGCAGCAGAGCGGGCCCTAGAGCGCCTGAACTCCGCGTATGGTGGACAGCCGGGGCTCCTCAAGGATGCAGCCCTGAATCTTTCTGTTGCCGGTGAGTGTTACCTGGTGCAGATGCCTGCCCGCCTCGGAACAGGACAGCCCGAGTCCTGGGATATTCGTTCCGTCGATGAGGTCATCCCCGACACCCGCGGCGGGTTCAATGTTATTGGACGCCGTGAGCAAGCTCAGGGGGCAACCGGTGGGAATAGAACCCCACTAGGGGACAAAGCTTTTATCGGACGCATCTGGCGTTCGCACCCCCGCTTCTCTGACGAAGCCGACTCGAGCCTGCGCGGTCTATTAGACATGTGTGCCGAACTCCTTCTACTGAACAGGACATTCCGTGCAACTGCTCGTTCACGTCTTAACGCTGGGGCGCTTTATCTTCCTGATGGCCTCTCTGTGGCTGCTCAAGGTGATTCTGACCAGCCTTACGATTCTGAAGATGGGGTGGGGGAGGGGTTCACAGCTGAAGAAGCAGAGGACGAGTTCGAAGAGCAACTGATTGATGCTATGACAACCCCTATCAGTGATGAGGAGTCCGCCAGTGCTGTCGTCCCCCTGATTATTCGTGGACCTGCTGAGCTCGGGGCAGCTATCAAGCAGTTCAAGTTTGAGCGTTCCTTTGACCCCGCGTTGGCTACTCGTGCCGACCGCGTCCTCGAGCGCATCATGCAGGGCCTTGACGTCCCCAAAGATGTTGTATCCGGCATGGCAAACGTGAAGTACTCCAACGCCCTCCAGATTGACGAAAGCTTGTACAAGGCGCACATCGAGCCCCTTATGTTGCTTATCGTCGACGCACTCACCGTTGTCTACTTGCGCCCCTATCTTATAGCGAACGGCCACGCCCCCGAGGACGTAAAGCGGATTACGATTTGGTATGACCCCTCTGCGGTCTCCACTCGGAATGACCGTGCAGCTGACGCTGACTCTGGGTTTGACAAAGGCGCTGTGTCCTACTCAGCATGGAGACGTGCCCACGGATTCTCCGATGCCGACGCACCTACCCCGGACGAAGTCACTATCCGTATGTTGGTAGACAAAGGTGCCTTTACCCCCGAGCTCACCGAGGCTATGTTGGCTTCCCTCGCCCCCGGCATTATGAACGCCGTCCGAGGCAAGCAACAGGAAGATTCCATTGCACCCCTCCCTGATGAGGTACAGCAGGCACTCAAGGAATCCGTTCCCGGTGCTGAAGGTGAAGAGCCCGCCCCTGAAGAAGAAGCCCTCGAGGAGCCCCCCGTTGCCTAACGCCACCCACGAAGCCGCCAACACCGGCGAGCTCGTAGATGAAATTCCACCAGCAGGTTACCACTTCATGCCAGACGGTTCTTTGATGAAAGACTCTGAGCACGACAACGAAGCTGCTGCCGGTGACCCCTGCTGGGAAAATTACGTTCAAATCGGCATGAAAGAGAAAGGTGGCAAGCAGGTTCCTAATTGTGTCCCTGCCACCTCCACTTCTATGCTCGAGGCAGAAGAGTACGCACTCTCCCTTATACCCCCCAAACCCGCTCCCGCACCCGCGCCCGTACTTAAGGAAGACACCGCGCCACGCGTCAGGGGGATTACATTTTCTAGTGCGGCCGAGGACACCCTTTCTGTCAAAGCCGACTACCACAATAGCCACGCGCCCAAAGCCCGCCGGGCAACGACTGACATGTTGAGGACCGTGTATCGACGTGGTGCCGGTGCCTTCTCCACTAGCATCCGTGCTGGCGGAAGCCGTGACTCCTCGGCGATGAAGCGTGTCGATGCGTACCTTCGGTTGCTGTCGTCTGGTAAGCCACCCCGTGTTGCGTACACCCAGGACAACGACTTGCTCCCGGACACCCATCCCAAGTTTGCTAAAAAGAAAGCCGTGACCGCAAGTGCCTTCCCCGAGTTGGGTGTCGAAATAAAAGCCGAGTCCGAGTACACAAGCACCCAAGACAAAATCTTGGCCCTTACCGAATTTTCCGGGCTTGGCTACGAGGCTGAGTTTGCTTTCTCTGCGAGCTGGCTCCGTGCCGTTCGTAACGGTGACGACCCCTTCAAAAGAGTTTCCATGTTGGCGACCATGACGTACGACAGTCTGGATGCGGACCTTCTTCCCACTAAGAGAGATGAAGCCTAATGTTCGGTAAGCGGAGTGTTTCAAATAGACTTTTCACCCACGGTGACGCTGAGGCGCGAATCAAGACCGCCGCCTGGGAATTTGCGGACGAGGCCAACGAGGGACAGCACGGGATGCGCCTTGTCAACAAGGGCACCGCGGTAGAGGTTGCTAGCCGGTCCTTGGCTAAAACCAAAGACCAAGCCTTTTCTGTACGCCAGCAACACGCACTCAAAGCTGTCTCTGAACACATTTCTCTCGTTCAAACAAGCAAGCTTATCAACCCCGCCTCGGTGCACCTTGACTTGCTGGTTATCGGGCACCCGCTGTCCACTCGTAGGCACAAGATGGATTTTTCTAGCGTCAGAGATGCTCGGGCCCGTTGGTACGCAGACGACCCCCGAATCGTCGACACCGAGGTACGTTCCCTTGTTATCAAGGCGTTTACTGCCTCTGCGGGCACTCCTGAGCACGAATACGCGGCTGCACGTCTCAAGGCTATGGGTGTGGCATACATCCCTATAGTTGCTGCCGCTGGGTTCAACGACGGCGCCAACAACGGGTTCTGGCGTCGCCAGCTCCGCAACTCTAAGGGTCAGTTCGCCTTCATGGGCGGAAAGGCTCGTCTTCTTGTTGGCAGGAACGGGAAAGCCTACAACCAAACGGGTAACATCGTCTCGACCGACCCCGAGCGCAACACTGTCATTCTAGAAACTCCCCAGGGCAGACTCTTTGAGGCGGACGCTGACGCACTAGAAATTGGTGAAGTCAAAGCTCTCATCCCCGGGAAAAACGACGCAGACGGCCTGAGCGGGACACCCGCCAAGACTTCTGCGTCTGACACGATTGTTGACGAAGCCGACATGGTGTTTGTCGACCAACCTTACGGTTTTGACCCGGTGAGCACAGACGACATCACTATGCCCAAGGGCGTCAATGAAGCCGATGTCATTTCCGCGTGGGAAGACGAGCCCGGCAACTACCAGGTCCTGAAGAGCGACGCTGGGTTTATCCTCTCCCGAGTAGAGCTGAGCGGGATTGTCCCCATCTCTGCTCACGAGAATTGGGTGGGCATTCAGAAAGCTATTGACGACGACGAGCCCCTGTTCGCAAAAGGTAAAGACGCTGTAGCCATGATTCCCCAGGGTGAGCTTGACAGGGACCCCGAGACGGCACGTAGTGTGAAGGTACCGGTAAAGCCAAAGCCAAAGCCAGAACCAAAATCCACGACCGCCCCCAGTGTGAAGATACCGGTGGAGCCAAAGAAGGAGGACACCAGCGGGTTCTATGAAACGGACCGCGGCCCGTTCTTCCCCGAGGGTTCCAATAAGGATATCGAGTCCGGGGACTTTACCGACGACCCCTCGGAACTTGCCCAGCGCTACGATGAGAAAGAAATCACTGACGCCTTGACTGAGGCTGTACAAGGTGGCACCGGTGAGGGCATGCTCCCCTTTGATGACGGAGATGAGTTCCTCCCCGCTGAGGCTCTGTATCAAGCGCTAAAGACACAGGGCGCTGACGCTGACGCAATCCTAGACGCTATAGAAGGCAAGGACTCCTCTGATACCGAAGAGCCTGTAGCAGAGATTCCCGAGGCAGAAGAAGAAGAGCCTGTAGCAGTAATTCCCGAAGAGTCCAAAGAAGAGGAGACTCAGGAAGCAGAGGAAACCCCCGCTGAGCTGACTCCGGCTGACCTCCGTGAGAGCGGTGAGCTCCCTCCCCTGCTCGAGGCACTTACCGACGAAGAGCTCCAGGAAATTATTGACACCGGGGACTACCGAAAGTTCCTGCCGGACAACGAAGAGTTCCCAAACATTCCCGAGGGGAAGTATGACCTCGACGGCGGGCACACCCCTCCGGGCGAAGTCGTATCTGAGACCCCCGAGCCTGGGACATCCAACAGCCCCGCTGATTTGGCCATGGACATGGCGACTGAAACTTTAGAACAACTTCTGCGTGACGCTGTCGACGGCGTCGGCGGTCGCCCCGGATATGCACAGGTAACCTACCTGGACTCTAACGGGGAAGAAGCTTCGTACGATGTCCCCGCGGAGTTCTTGCGTGAGGCTCTTCAGTTGCAGGGCATAGACACCAACGAGATTTTGCGCGAAGCTTACGAGAACAACGAGCCAACACCTGAAGAAGCAGAAGAGATGATTGAGGAAGAGGGTGTGGAGGAGGAACCCGTAGCAGAAGTCCCCACAAGCGCCCCCAGCTCCGAAAAAATTTACAAGACTAAGGGCTGGACAAAAGTCGGCGAGCAGGCTGGCTCCAACCCCGGTGGGTTGTACGAAGACGAAAACGGGAAACAGTTCTATGTGAAGTTCCCCAAGTCCGACGACCACGCCCGTAACGAGGTCCTCGCTTCCGCACTCTACGAAGCTATGGGCATCCCCGTTGGCCGTGTGTACCTCGGTCTCGACGACAACGAGAAGACCATCCTTGTCTCCCCCATCCTTGACGGCGTAGATGGCGAACTCAATGAATTTATGGACAACCCTGAGGTTCTTGCCACTGCGCTAAAGGGCTTTGTCCCTGACGCGTGGCTGAACAACTGGGACGCTGTCGGGCTTGAGTACGACAACATGCTTGTCAAAGACGAAAAAGTTTATCGCATCGACCCGGGTGGGTCACTGTTCTACCGGGCCCAGGGCAAGAACAAAGACATGCCCGATGACGTGCTCCTTATCGAGAGTCTTCGGAATCCCAAGATGAATCAGCAGTCCGCCGACGTCTTCAAAGGGATGAACGACGCTGAACTGAATGAATCGGCAAAAGTGGTTGCCGACTTGTCAGAGGAGAGAATCAAAGAAATTGTCGATGAGATTTTCCTTGAGGACCCCGACCGTGGCGAAGAAATCTTAGACATACTCATCCTACGCCGTAAGTGGATTATGAATGAGCTCGATACGGAGTCCGAGCCCGTAGCGGAAATTCCCGACGAGGCACCCTCGGAAACCGCCGGACTGACCCCCGACGAACTAGCCGCTGGCTGGGCCTGGGACAAGACCGGGGAGAACACGTATCAGCTAGACGCCACTTCGACTGTCCCCGTAAGCGGTCTGATTTCCCTGGGGGCAAATGGCAAGTGGGTTCTCTCTGAGATCATGGGTGATGACCCCGATGGCATGGACCAGGACATTATGGACATCGGTAGCTACGACACCGCCGAAGAAGCTTTTGACGCAAGCATGGATACCGTAAACCTCAATGGGCTATTTGACATGGGTGCGGTCCAAGACCTGCGTGAGTCGCAGGAAGCGGAAGAGGGCCCGGAACCGGAGCTTGTGGTAGAGGCGGACGACCCACCTCCCGGTAGCAGCGAGCCCGTTATTCTTGACCTGGACGGCGATATTGAGGCCCAGGTAGGCGACGCTATTACTAATAAAAAAGTTCTTACTTTTGCTTACAAAGGCACTACGCGTGAGGTAACCCCCATACTGCTGGAGCTTAGCGACGGCGAAACCAACACAAATATTCTTACCCGTGACGCCGAGGGCAAACTCAAAAAGTTTACCGTCAGTAAAATGGTGCAGATTAGCGCTGTCGCCGAGGTCGAAGAATTTGACTCCCCAGGTGTAGAAGTCCCCGTGGAAGATGCCGAGCTTCCCGAAGCGAAGGGGAGTGAGACCGCAAGTCAAATTGATGGCCTGATAGCCCTCATGCACAACGCGCTGAACCCCACAACCACCGATGTAGAAAACCACGGTGAGGGTAAGGATGTCGACGACGACATCACTGATGAGGCAATTGATAAACTCGACAACCTGGTTGACGAAGCCGAGACTGCCCTCAACACCGCAGAGAAGCTTATCGCTGATGCCGTCCAGTCCGCACTTGATGGTCCCACCGAGGACGACGACACCCCCAGCACCGTAGACGAACTTGAGAAAGCGTCCGCAGCGATTGATGTGGACCAGTCAGCAACCGACCTTATCTGGCAGCAAACTATTGATGACTATGACGGAAAAGTTCTGCCCAATGGGCACATTGTTGTCTTCTCGACTATGCACGACAAACGTAGATTTGATGTTGTGGTTCGTCGCCAGAACAACAACTCCTTCCACATCTACCACCGGGTGACAGCAGAAAATGGGGACACCCGAATAAAGGAGATGGGGAAGAACGGCTGGCAGTCAACCAAGGCCCTGTTCTCAAAGATTGATGACCAAATCGGCAACGCTAGGGACACCCCAGCGCCGATCATAAAAAGCCTCACTGCGGAAAACCTAAAGACTTTGTACGCCGACACGGCAAAGCCCAAGCAGTCCGGTTCCTATGTTGACAGTAATAACGATGTCATTGTCATAGGCGACCGAGTTACGGTCACAAGCAAAACGCACAGTAAATACAAAATGGGCGCCAAGGTCAACTCCCTTAAGCGGAAGAAGAGCGTGGAGCCCACCACGGGCATATACACCTACACCGACTACCTTTCGGTGACCTACAGCGACGGCGAAACCAACACAATTGTTGCGCAGAGTACTACCCTTCAGACGGCCGCGTCTATTGGGACCCCCACGCCAGCCCCCGGAGCCCCCGAAAGCATCCCTTCGCAGCCCACCCCGGGCAATACCGTCACATATGCCCAGGCTGAGAGCCTGCTACCCCCGGGTGCTGTCATTATGTTCAAAGACACCAGCGCTCTAGTCCAAAAGACAGGTGTCGGCACGTACGTAGAGTACAAGCCGGAAGGTGGGTTCCCCGGGAAAACTATCCCATTCCTAGCAACCGATACAGCAACAGTTATTTCTCTAACTGGCAAAACCGGTGGGGCTGTGGATGTTACCCCCGCGGCCCCCACCCCCGCGCCTGCCGCGCCCGCTGGGCCCCCCAAGCCCGGGCCTATCGCCGGGCAGGGCCCCAACGGCGCAACGTCTAACCCAGACGGCACACCTCTCAGTGGTAAAGAGGTATCGAGCACCGGCACCTCGATAAGTTCGTACACCGAAGAAAGTATGGTGCTTACGGTGCAGAAAACATACTCGCCCCTAATCACCGGGACTTCGGCATTTTACGACGAGTTCCAAGGGGCAAAGAGTTTTGATATGCTCAACGGCTGGGTACAAACCGGAGTGGATTTACTAGACGGTGAAAAGAAAAAGAATATCCCTAAGGACAAAAACAACCTCGAACTTGTCCCTGGCGTGCTTGTCTGGGTGGGTTCAGGTAGGGCGATAGTCAGCGGCATAAATAAATATGCGTTCGATGCGAGCAGCCCCGCAGGTAAAATCTATGGTGAAAAGCCCGGAAGTCTCAACGTCGTCATGCTATCTGGTCCGCAAGCGGGCAAGACCTTCAACAACGTCAACGCCAAAGACCTTGTCTCAACTGGCAACTTTATCTCAAAAGATAGTGCCCAGGACAAGTTCAATGTATATTTTGACCCTTCGTTCGCTGTAAAAGTTTACAAAGGTAAAGAGACCACGATCGCCAGTCTCAAGACTAACGACCCCGATAATGTGTCTGGTCCTGGATTTGATGCGCCGGAACTCGAACAACTCCCTAGCTGGGACGCATCTGCAACAGGCACCAAGACCATCGAAAGTATCCTCGCGCTGTTGGCCGATACGGCGAACAAAGACGGTGCCGATGGGTACTACACGCTAGTAGACGGGGATTCGGTAGAGGACCTGCAGATTAGGGTGCAAAGGGTTATGAAAGGCAAGAAAGCCCGTATAAGAATCACAGGAAGGCTCACGGACTGGGCCGGAACCAACCTGATAAAAAATATCAAGGAGGGCAACCCCTCGGAGTTTGTCGTAACCCCCACTATCAGTCTAGACAGGTTCAAGAAGGACGTGTCGGGAGAACTTGTCCACAAGGGAGTAAGCCCAGCTAAGTATGTCGACCCACAGGACAGAGGGGCTTCGTACACTATTGCTGACGCCGACGGCGCAAAGATTCAAGTCTTCCGGGCCATTGATGCCTCGCAAGAGGACACCGAGAAAGTTGACTTCTTCCAGCACGTCAACCAATCCACAACCCCGAAAGCTTTCCACAACTTCTTTGACATAAATCTCCCCGGTGGTGCGGACGCCGCTGCTATTGAGAAGGCGCTGGCGACAGCGGGTGTCCAAAGCTCCCGGCCCGCCACGGACGTAGACGTCAAGAACCTGGCGGAAAACAAGCTTCTTACACTGTTTGCGAATCTTAGCGACGGGACAAAGAACCCCCGGGGTGCCCTTCGCCAGAAGGAGTTACAGAAAATCAAGGCGGTGTGGGGTGTGACTCCGGAGGATGTTGTGCTGGCCTCCGACAACACCACCCAGGGGCGCCCACTTCTTAGGCTGCCTGAGAGTGTTGTCAAGAAGATAATCAAGCAGACTAAACTTGGCCCGGTACACCACGATGTTTATGTGCCCCAGGTCTCCGGGGAAAGCTCAACAGCCCGGAAACAAAGACACGTAGACGCGCTAGTTAACATTTTGGCGAGTGGCCGACTTGAAAGCACCGTAAGCAGGCACGTCACCGGGGACTTCTCCCGGGGGAACTCCTCGGCCGCGGATGTCAAGGGTGCGGGCGCTGGGTACGTGTTCTTGTACATGAATGGTGGCATTTTCCCCCAGACCAACATGAGCCAGACCTACCAAATTGTGTTTGACCCTCGGGAGGTTCTGGCCAACATGGGATTTACTGCCAACAGTGGCGACGGCTGGGGAAAGCTAACACAGAGCAACACGGATATCTTCTCGGAGATAGAAAACCGTGGCCACTATGGGGAGCTGATGATCAAAAACAATCTATCCCTTTCTGCCTCGGTGGGGGTCAACATGCCAGCTGAAATGGCTGTACGAACTATAGCGGCACTTAGGGCCCGAGGGATAGATAGGATAGCAGGTATGTCTTTGGAGGACTACTTTGCACTAGACGTAAAGAGCCTAAAACAAAAAATAAAGGATTACTAATGAGAGATAAAACTCTGTTCCACAAGCCTTGTGTCCTGCACAGGTACGCCAGCCTAGACGAGTCGGACGATTCCGCGGAGACGTATCAGATAATTGTCCTTGGTGCGTACTACCAAACTCCCCCGGGGCTTTCCCCGGCAGTTTTTGTTGCCGCTGGCAATATGACTACTAAAGGATTTGGACTGGTGGACGGCACAGAGCTAGTTCCAGAGGGCCCAGGGTATCGCTTTGAGTCGGGCACCGGACTCTTTACAATTGGTCCAATCCTGCCGTTCCACAATATTGAATTCTTTTTTGGAATCCCTATGGGTGTCCCAACAATGGAGGAGCTTTCCGGCACTGGCTACGAGTTTGTAATTCCTGTGCCTGGCTCCCCCGAGGCGCCTATTGAGAATCTCTACATCAGAAAAGAGGACGACACTCTTCTAAGAAGGGTAGACGAGCGTTGGGTCAAGTTTGGGGGCGATGATTCCAGAGTTGAGATGCAAGCCATCTCTGGCCTGAACGCGTCGATAGTCGCCGCGGCACAAACCCCCATTACTGCCCAAGAATTAAACATACCCACCGCCTCCGGCGAGATACAATTGTAGAAGGAGATAAACATGATTTCAAAAGGAACTTTGATAGTCGATTACATCACACTTTGGGTCGACAACAAAACTGGCAAGCCGTCCGAGCTGGTCTACACGGTTGAAAACTACGGGGTATTCCACCGTAGAGAAGGCCGTTGGGCGCCGTTTGATACGGAGGAAACACCTGGTATGTACGACGACACTAGGACCATCACCCTAGAAAAAGAAGACTCCAAGGAACTTAAGCTGCTCGAAAAATTTGACAGCGGCAAAGAAATTGACATAGCTGAGGTGGCCGAATATGAAACTAGAAGGTACAATGACTAACGCAGTTGAGCTTGTAGGCAGAATCGGCACCCAGTTCTTTTTCAGTAAAGACGGCATGGGTGTTGTTGTCGATGAGCTCAGCAACACGGTTGTGTCGGTCAGTGCCGTCGCAACTATTACCGCCTCCCTTGCGTGGAAAAGGACTGTCAAGAAGCCAGCCAACTCTACCCTAGAACTAGCCAACGCCGCTCTCACTGAGCTTGATATCACTGTCGTCTCTGCCAACGACCGCATGTACACGGTCCCCAAATCTGTCTCCTCCGAGGCTAAGCGCGGTCTGAAGTGGCGTGAAGATATGGGACACGGCGGCTCATGGGTTGGGCTCGCCATTGCACACACTTTAGTTGCGGGTGGCCAGATCAATATTGACCAGGTTCGGCACATCGCTGAGTACTTTCCCAGGCACGAAATAGATAAAAATGCCACGGGCTATACCCCATCTGACGATGGCTACCCCAGTGTTGGACGTGTGTCCTCAGCCCTTCGTGGTGGCGACGCCGCCCAGCGCTGGGCCTCTGGAATTACTGACCCTCTGACAGCTTCTATGTACGGTGACCCCGGGGGCGCTGAGCGCACCGATGTCAGCTCGTTTTCCCACGAAGGCCCCCCCACAGAGTTCTTCATCCGAATCAGCCTGAACAAGGGCGCGGTGGACCGTCTTTACCGTCTTGAAGAAGACGGCAAGTGCCAGGTTTGGGATGACGGCTACTGGGAC